TTAAAAATTTACATAGCTACTGAAAGCATCTGTTGCTTCTTTAGTAACTTCATCAGAAACATGAGTGTAAGTATCCATAGTTATTTGTAAAGAAGAATGTCCTAAACGTTCTTGGATTATTTTAGACCTAACATTATCTGATTCGAATAATAATGTTGCGTGGGTATGCCGAAAACCATGACAACCAATAGAATGTAAGTTAGCTTTTTCTGCCAATCTTTTGGAACGTTGGTAAATGTCTTGACCTCGGAACATGGTACCATCAATTTTTGTAAAAATTAGATGTGTTTTAAACCCACCTTTTTTCATTAAAGCCTCACTCTGTCTAAGTTTCCATTTTTTTAAGATATAAGCAGTCTTGTTATCAAAAGAAATTTTACGAATAGAATTGGGAGTTTTAGGATCGTTTATAGTCAATCCGCTTGTACTGATAGCAGTAGTTTTATTTATATTAACTACCTGCTTTTTTAAATCAATATCATTCCAATTCAATGCTAAAGCTTCACCAACACGTATACCAGTAAAAGAAAGTAAGCGAAAAATAGCACAGTCTAAGTCAGCATAGTATTTTAGAACTAAACTTTCTTCTTTGGCTTGATTGGCAATGCTATCAGCTGTATTTAAGAAATGTTCCAGTTCGTCTTTTGTATAGAACTTTCTTTTTGTATTCTTTTCTACTTTCTTTAGCGAACTAGGCTTAGTTATTTTCTTAAATGGGTTTGAGTCTATTATTTCTAAACCAACAGCATAGTCACAAACACGAGAAGCATAACTCAAAAGTACTTTTCCCATTTCATTCTTTTTATACCATTCATTAACAGATTTTTGCACGATCTTTACTGTTAAACGCTCAAGTCTCATTTTCCCGAATGTGGGTAAAATGTGTTTTTTCATACGTCGTTCAGTAGCTATGAATGTGGATTCCCTAACTGTTTTTTTGTATTCGTCCAACCACATATAATAAACTTCTTCAAAAGTGGTTAAACGAGTATGCTCGTTAGCTAGATTTCCATTATCAAAATCTAATTTTTTTTGATTAAGCTTGAGCTGTGCTTCTTTTTTTGTATTACAGTTTCTGATAGTGACATTAATTTGTTTTCCAGTTAAATAATCTACGCCTAAATAGGCAGTTACTTTCCAGTATTTTTTCCCTTTTTTTGTATATTGTTTAAAAGTTGCCATTTTTTATCCTTTCCACTTGGGCAAGCGAATAGAAGGAATGACAAATTTCTAGCACCTCCTTATTAGATTTTAAAGCCCCTAGCATGAATCGAACATGCTAGAACTCACCAGAGAGGGGGGATTACGTTAATGCAACTGTCTTTGCTAAAAGATAATACGTTATTATTTGTATAGTATTAAACGGACACCTTATATTTAGCTGCTTTTTCAAAAGATACTAATGGACTAAAATGGATTTCGATTTCACCTGTCTGGTTTAAACCGAAGTGTGCGATACAATCCATTTCTTTTCCTGATGCAACCGAGCCCAGTGTGTTTTCATTTGCGTAGGTTTCTGCTTTTTTGTTGTCTGACCCGTAAACTTCTACATCCATGCCAACTGGAATATCTGAATCACCATTATTTTTAACAACATATGTTATTTTAACGACTTGCGCAGGTTGGGAGTCAGCATATTCATTTCTTTCATCGGTAAGTTCAACCCCTGTTAGAGTGTATTCTGCATCACCAACTTTAACCGTATCACCTACCTTATAAAAATTTGTTTCTGCTTTTTTGTTATTATCTTTTGATGAATTATTTTTTACTTTAGAAGTCTCGCTTACTTTTTCGCCACCGTTAGAAGAAGTCTTTTTATCACTTCCACCTATGGAGTTACCTGCGATTACAACGACAATAACAACTAAAACCCAAAACCAAATTTTTTTATAAAATGGTTTTTTCTCTTTCATAGTGTATGTTTTTCCGTCTTCGCCCTTAATTTTTTTTGCCATTTTTTCTCCTCTTTCTGTTATAATGTTTTTGTAAGTCAAATCTCGAAACGAGGTTTTAAGTCCGTGTTCCCAGCACGGACTTTTTTATTTCAAATAAATTTCTTGTCCCATTTTTAAGTTGTAATGAGCTATAACATTTGAGTAATTGTATTGTCCTTCATATTTTTCGATTAAGCTTCTAAACATATATTGTTCTGCTTCGGATTCCATCTTAGAACGAAAAACAGGAATTTTATACAATGCCATTATATCCACATGGTCTTTTACATGCTTTAACTCGTGATATATTGCTTCTTCTTGTTCTGATGGTGTTAAATTTTGATTTACAAATATGATACCGTAAGTAGGGTCGAAACATGCGCGTTTGTTCAATGTAGTAAAAACTAACTCCACATTATATTCTTCCACCAACTCTTTGATACTTTTCATATAGCACAACCTTTAAATTATTTTCCGAATCTTCCTTTCAAGTAAGCACGAATAACTTCTCTGTCATGATCATCAAGTGGTTCACCATCAAAGCTCATGACGTTATCTAGTACATCGTCTAAATCATCAGTTTTTTTTTCGACAAAAGGTTCTGGATTATCAACTATTCCTAAAATATAATCAGTGGAAATATTTAAATATTTAGCAACTTTAGTCAAATTTTCACCGCCAGGAGTTTTTTTCTTCCATCCATATAATACATTTTGACTAATTCCAACTCGATTTTCTAACTCATTAATGGAAATACCTTTACGGTCTGTAATTTTTTTTATTCTATCAAATGCTGTCATATCAAAGCTCCTTAAAGCTTTACAGATCTATTTCTATTCTAAAGGTTAATTTTTTTGTCAAAAACGGTTGACTTTTAAACTTTAGAATAATATACTATGTCCGTAAGCTAATTTATTAGCTAATAAGTTCTCAAATAAAACCAATAAATAAAATGCAAAAATCGTTGGGGAACGGTAATAGTGTTTATTTACTAGTCTTTAAAAGGCTTATTTAACTATGATTACATTTTAATCTATAGGTTAAAATGTGTCAACAGGTTTTATTAAATTAGCTAATTTTTTAGCTTACAAATTAAAAAGAAAGGAATGGAAGAAATGAAAATTGACGAAGCTGTTTCAAAAGCAATGAAAAAAGGAAAATATATTTACAGGGAGTCTGAAAATGACTGTTCAGCTCATGTAAATATACTTCCTACAAATACCTATGATTGTTGTCTATTACTACAAGAAAATAGTAATTCTGTTGGCAAACGGTGGAACCCTACAGCAAATGATTTAATGGCGAGTGACTGGGAAATACGTTAGTCAAGGCCCAGTGTTTTTGTAATAACTTTAGCTGCGATTTCACTCATTATGTCAATTGAGACACTTGCTAGTTTGGATGATATTTTTTTTGATTCCTTCCAAATTTTCGGATCTCGAATATTGTCCAAATATTTATGACCATCGAATGTAAGGGAAGAGATACATGTCATATAAGGTTTGTTAGATGCAAACTTAACATATCCTTTTATAAGTTGTGCATCGTCATCACCTAATTTGGAGACGGCATAATTAATTTCCTCTGAACTATATTTTTTTAGTAGATCTGATTTAAATATTTTATCACCAAAAGCCGGTTCGTTGTACGGAAGGCTTTCGCTAAATAATAAAATATCACGAATACAATCATGAGACAGTTTCATATCATTCACCACCTTATCAGTTATTTCAGCAGACCACTTGCTGATAAGGAAATTATATCAAAAAAAGAAAGTGAGGTAATTAAATGTCACAAGATTTAGCTATTGAAGTAAGGGCAGCGCTAATTCGTGCAAAGAAAACTCAATCTTGGTTAGCGAAACAATTAGGGATTTCAAGTCCGTACTTATCTGATATTCTTCATGGTCGTAGACGTTCAGAAGAGCAAGTTCGGAATATCAAAAAAATATTAGATATTAGATAGGAGGTGTAGGTAAAAGTGGAAGAAGCGATTATCAAAGTTGACTTACAAAACTTAATGAAGTTGATCAAACAAGCTGAGGAGCAAGCTGACCAACTTCAAAAAACTTTAGATGAGATAAATAAAACTAAAATCCTAATTTCTTAGCTGCCCATTCTGACCCAGCGGCAGACTTCATATCTTCCCACGAATCGAAGTTTGTGTTTGAGCTAATGAATTTATCTAATTTATTGTCATCTATTGATTCCATATCAGAGAAATCAAATCCGGATTTTTCAATAAACTCATCAATATTAGAGAATTTAGTATTTTCAATCATAAATTCTTTAGTGAATAGTTCATCGAATGGTACAGAATGTTCGCCATCTAAAGACTCGGCATTTTTAGCAAATTGATTTAGCTCATGTTGTAATTCGTCAAATCCATTTAATTCGAATTTCATAATATTTCACCTCGCTTTCAAATTCATTTTACCAAGAGGTGAATTGTAAAACAATCAGTATAGGAGGTGATAGTAATGGAAGTGATTTTAACTCCAGAAAATGAAGCTTCTCTAAGAGATTTTATACATGGAATTATTGTTGATGAAATAGAAAAAGCACGAAGAGATACCTCAATTGATAAGCGAGTTTTAAATCAAACAGAGATTGCAAAATATTTCGATGTATCCACTACAACAATAAGGGAATGGGAGAAGCTAGGTCTTCCGCATGGATCAGTAAGTAAACAAGGGAAGTTCTACGACAAAGAAGAGTGTCGAAGATGGCTTCTATCACAAAAAAGATAAATCTTGGGCAAGCGGAAATTTAAATAAGGAGGCAGAACATGAAAATAACAATCGAAGGAACTGAGCAAGAAATAAAAAATATCCTCTCAACTATTGCAAGTAGTCAAGAGGATAAAAACAGCAAAAACATCACTGAACTGTTATTAAATGGCAAAGAGGTTAGGTTGGAAAACACATGATAATTTTATCTGTATTAATTGTTACAAGTATATTTTTTTTAATATTATGCAAAAAAAGAACAGTTCTTATGATAATTGCTTTATCAGGAATACTGATATTTTATGAGACAGTCTTAGCTGAGTTAGGCTATATAAGTATTGTAGAACTATATCTGTTGATCAATTTTCAATGTTTGCTGTTTAACTTCTTTACGGATGTCAGGAATTAATCGATTCATTTGTAATAATCCTATAGATACTTCGGCTGAATCAATTCTTCCATCAGCATAAACGATTTTTTCAAACAGCTCTTCAGATACGATAGAAAGAATTGGTCCTAAGGCTGCTTTATATTCAGAGAAAATTGCTATTTTGTCTTCATCTTTTATCGGTAATAACTTCCACTCTGTGTCATAGAGTCGAATCTCAAGAGTGGATAACTTAAGCAAGGCTGATAAAAAATCATCTAATATTTTGTAATTACGTTCAACTTCTTTTGTGTAAACAACTTGCTTTATTTCCATGGCTTTAATTTTTACCGAATGGGAATTAGAAAAGTAAGCAGTAACTAAAGTAGCGACGAACCCAGTTATACCTATAAGTAAAGTATCAGACATAATATTTCACCACCTTAAATTATTTCAGCAGACCACTTGCTGATAATTAAATTATACCAGAAAGGAAGTAAACCAAATGACAAATTTAGTAATAATGAAAGACCAACAAGCAGTAACAAGTAGTTTACAAGTTGCCGAAGTATTTGGCAAAGAACACAAAGTTGTTCTAAAAGCCATTGATGAATTAAAAGAGGGGGTGGCACAAAATTATGCAGACCTATTTTACGAAGACACCTACATTCATCCACAAAACAAACAATCATATCGCCAAGTAATTATGAACCGTGACGGATTTACATTATTAGCAATGGGGTTCACTGGTCAAAAGGCATTGCAGTTCAAACTGAAATATATTGAGGCTTTTAATCAAATGGAAAAAGAAATTCAACAGCCTAAACTTCCAACCTCGCAAAGAGAATTGGCGATGCTTGCTTTATCAGCAAATGAAGAAACAAATGAGCGTGTAGATGTAATTGAAAAAGAAGTAGCCGACTTAAAAGACAATCAAAAAATCGGTGCAGATGATTATGGCTACTTATCACGTCGAGTTCATCAACGAGTAGCAGAAGTTGCAAAAGGATTTGGGAAAATCACAAAGGAGCAGCGTGGAAAGTTATACAAAGATATTAATTCAGGTATTAAGCAAATTACAGGCGTGGGTACCCGATCACAATTAAGAGAAAAACATTATCCAATGGTAATTGAATATATCAATGACTGGGAGCCGTCCACAGCCACAAAAACAGTTGTAAGACAAATGAGCTTTGACTTAAACGACATTGCATAGGGAGAATATTATGATTTATACAACTGAACAAGAAAGTTGGATACTCAACCAAATCAAAAAAGAGCGTAAACAGCTACAAGACGATAGAGCAGCACTTAGACAATCAGAACAACTGACCGAAGGAAAAGCATATCAAATTGAAAAAGAACTCGAATTTTTAAGATACTTAGAGATTCAAAATAGAATGCATATTTAAGGAGAAATGAAATGAGAAAAATTTATAACTTAAGAAGAATTGCAGTATTGCTAATCGTTTTCGGATTGGGGTTGATAGTAGGCGGAAATTTTAATCCGATTATCCAAAATATATATATCGGCTTATTCATCATTTGGACACTGTTTTATGATCTGGCACTTGAAGATAGAGAGGTTAAGAAATGACAAGAAAAGACAAATTAGAACAAACGAAAAAACTTGCTGATTTATGGTATCAGCAACAAAAAAATAAAATATACATTGCACAACAAAAAGAGCGCAGAGGTGTTGCATGACGACAAAAAAGCGACTTAAGCCGGCAAGCAATAAGTCGCATACAAAAATATACTAAGAAAATTATATCACAGAAACGAGGTCTTGTGAATGAATCGTAGTGAAGCAGATGCATTAGATCGATTTTTAACAGAGCCGCCTAAAAAGCAAAACAAGGAACAATATGAAAACGATGAAATTGATAGTACTGACTTTTTCGGAAATGAAATTGCAGATGAAGATGGAGTATTTCAGATGTGGTTTAAAATCTTTAAATATGATAAAAAAGCACAGCTAAAGTGTCATGAATTAACAGCTATTGTCACTCAAAATAGCATTGTAGATGTAATAGAAGAATTTGACCAACGGTATTTAGAAAAGATTGATTACATCGGTTTAGGCAAAGTATACAAGGAGGCACTATTAAATGACTGAGAAAAAGATTATTACAGATTTTCAAAAAATGACTGAAATAGATGTATCAAAACGTATACAACAAAAAGGAAAGTTCAATTATCTACCGTGGTCCGATGCTCACGAACTTATGAAGAAGCACGATCCAAAGGCCATTATTTCTATTCGTGAGTTTGAACATTGGATGGTAGTTAAGGGAGATCGAAAAGAGTTTTTAGTATCAAAAGAATTACCATATCAGACAACAAATGGTGGTTCATATGTAGAAGTATCTGTTCTTTTTAAAGAAGTCGAAGAGACAGAAATATACCCTATTTTAGATTTTAAAAATAACGATGTAACATCGCCGACAATGACGCAGGTAAATAAAGCATTGAAACGTGCATTTGTTAAGGCGTTAGCAAAACATGGGTTAGGATTATATATCTATAGAGGTGAAGATTTACCAGAGCCTCCAACAATTGAAGTGAAAGACCTGGAAAAAACAGAAGCAGCATTATCAGCATTGAGCGAAATCGTTGGTTTTGATGCAACAGAAGAAATGATTAAGCGTTTAAATTTATGGATTGAAGAGAGCTATCCACAATTAGATAAAATAACAAAATTAGAACAAATGAACAAACAACATTATGGAATGATTGGCCGTCTAATCGCTCAAGCTACGAACCAAGCAGAAAAGGCAAAAAAAGAAAAGAAGTGATTGAATGATTGGAAAAATCATAAACCACAAAGGGAATAAATTGGCCATCGAATTTGAGGATGAAATAAATTCAAATTTTCTCGAACTTCTGGCTAATAACGATGATAATTTAGCGAAAGTTGAATTCTTAGATAATCGACAGATGTCTCAAAAACAGAATGCACTTTCTCACGTTCTAATAGCCGATGTGGCACGTTGGAGCTATGACGAACCTAAATGGATTGAAAGTGTCTTGAAATACTACTACGAGGCTAAGAGTGGTGTTTATTTTGAACATAGTAGAGCTACCAAGAATGAAGCGACTGAGTGGATCGGTTTCTTGATTGAGTTTATTTTGAAAAACGATATACCACTGGAAAAAAGATACCAATACTTGCTTGAAAACAACAAATGGTTTTATTACTGTCTGAAATATCGTAAGTGCTGTATTTGTGGTAAACATGCTGATATTTGCCATATAGAAGTTGTTGGCATGGGGCGAAACCGCAAAAAAATTAATCATGAGACATTCACATTTTATGCAGGATGTCGTCAGCACCATCAAGAGGAACACCAAATAGGCACTAAGAACTTCTTGAATAAGTATCAAATTAAACCAGTGAAATTGAACATCGAAGAACGTAAGAAACTGAACATAGGAGGATGATTTAAATGCCAAACTGGGCAGAGGGAACACTTAAAATTAGAGGAAAAAAAGAGAATGTAATCAGATTTTTGAAAGAGGGGATAATTGCTTCACCTAATTTTAAAATGACTGAAGATGGACCAGTCACAGTCCCGCAAAAGGTTGAAATTTCTGAAGATGATTATTCAACCACATTGTACAGTGAGAACGAATTCTACATCAATAATACCAGACGTGCTTTCATAGATAGAAAAGAGATAGAAGTATGGCACGTAGAACGTGATGAAGCGTTAGCAGAGATATTAGATTTTAAACAGGCTTGGGGTGTTATCGAAGAAGATTTTGAAGGTATTTCAAAAAAATATAATATCGATATTAAAATTTTTGTTTTTGAACAAGGGATGGAGTTCACACAAGAAGTTGAAATTATAGAAGGGGAAACAACTAAAAATATTGTGAAAAAATACGATGACTATTTTTGGGAAGTGCCGTTTTCAACTATAGGAGGTTAGATAATTGGCTGAAAGAAGAATGTTTGCAAAGACCATCATTGATAGCGATGCATTTTTAGACATGCCGCTGTCAACTCAATCTCTTTATTTTCATCTGTCAATGCGAGCGGATGATGATGGATTTATTAATAATCCTAAGAAAATTCAACGAATGGTTGGATGTGGAGATGATGATTTAAAGCTATTAATGGCCAAAAGATTTATTTTAGTTTTTGATAGCGGAGTTATTGTTATCAAACATTGGAAAATTCATAACTATATTCGAAATGATCGATATAAACCAACTCTATATCAAGAAGAAAAGGCTGAATTAGCTGAGAAAAATAGTAAGGCATATACCTTTAAAACAGAGGTTATAGAGAGTGAAAACCATCTTGGTATACCAGATGACAACCGTATGGGATACCAAATGGATACACAGGTTAGGTTAGGTAAGGATAGGTTAGGTAAGGATAAAAAAAAGAATAGTGTTGAGCCAAGCTCAACTATGCCTGAACTATTCGAAAAAGTTTGGAAAACTTATCCAAAGAAAACCAACAAGAAAAAAGCTAGAGAACAATTTTTAAAGAAGTTCAAGACGGAAGAAGATTTAGAGTCGTTTAAAAAAGGATATAAAGACTATCTTGCGTATATTCAATTAAACGATTGGTATCATCCACAAGAATTGTTTCGTTGGATCCGTGATGATCGTTATAACGATGAATATGATTTATCTCAAACAAATAAACTGCCAGCCTATTCTAAGGTGCCAATGAGACAAGAAAAGTTACCTGAATGGGCTAACAATCAGAAGCAAGAAGAAGAGAAACTTTCGTCAGAGGAACAAGCTGAGCTTGATAGACAAATAAAAGAATACTTGGAGGGTAAATGATGAATGAATTAGTTAAATTAATTGAGAAATGGGCAAGAGAAAAAAATCTAGATATCGCAGAGCCTGAGAAACAAATGCTAAAAGTGGTTGAAGAAGTCGGAGAAGTCGCAGCAGCATTAGCAAGAAATAATAAAAATGATTTAAGGGATGGTATCGGTGATGTTGTTGTGACACTAGTTATTCTTGCTATGCAAAATGATATGGATTTATACGAATGTCTGAACCAAGCGTATAACGATATTAAAGATCGTAAGGGAAAAAATGTCAATGGTGTGTTCGTTAAGGAGAGTGATTTGAATGATAAATAATGTGGTATTAGTCGGAAGATTGACAAAAGATCTTGATTTACGCTACACCGCAAGTGGTTCTGCAGTTGGAAGCTTTACTCTTGCTGTGAACCGTAACTTTACAAACCAAAACGGCGAACGAGAAGCGGATTTTATCAACTGTGTAATTTGGCGTAAGCCTGCTGAAACAATGGCTAATTATGCTCGTAAAGGAACATTATTAGGAGTTGTTGGAAGAATTCAAACTCGTAATTATGACAACCAACAAGGCCAACGTGTCTATGTGACTGAAGTTATTTGCGAGAGTTTCCAATTATTAGAGTCAAAAAGCACCAACGAGAATAGAAATAGCATTCAGAGTTCACAGAATAGCGTTACAGGCGTTCAAAATAATTTCGAGAGTAATTATGCCACGAATCAAAACAAAGGCTTAAATCAACAAAATAACAGCCAACAAATGTCGTTTGGTGGAGATGTAGATCCGTTCGCAGGTGCAGGTAATTCAATCGACATTAGCGATGATGATCTGCCTTTTTAGGAGGTTAAAAAATGAACAGTGTAATTTTTGAAGATATAGCACGTATTCAAGCTGAAAAAAAGCAAAAGCGAAAAGAAATGCTTAAGTTAATGAATGAAAACCCAGATTGGTATAGACATCCAAAAAGCATGGTCTATCGTCAAATTAAAATGCTTGGTAGGGATATTGGTGAGCAAACAATGGATAAATCTAAACCAATCAGCTCAATTGATAAAGACAAGTTCACCATTCAAGAATATTTGTATTTGCAGTGGGTTGGTTATTCAGTGAATGCAATCATAGAAGCGTTAGGAATGCCTAGAAACAAATTCTGGGAATATAAAGCTGAACATTTAAATTAGGTTTATGAAGTGAAAGCGAGTGTTCATGTTGCTGGAGATTTATTACACGCCAACATCCGCTATTATTGCGGATGCATTGGCTAGAAAATATGAGGTCGTTTCTTTAGACAAAGCTAGAAATATCGCCAAGAAATTTAAGGCTAGTTTAAAGCAGAAAACGGACCTTTATGTAATTGAAAGTATTTTAATCGATGCTGGTTATAAAAAAGAGCCAGTGAATTTGTGAGAAAGCGAGTGTAGAAGATGAATGAGCAAATAAATTTGCTTGAGTTAGATAATGATAAACTTTGGCAATTTTATGGGCATTATTGTAATGACGATTGGTCCGCTAAGACAGAGACCGTGAATGGTGTTACTGATATAGTGCTAGGTTTTAGAGTTAAACTAACGAAAAATGAACTGAAAAAAATATGCAGAGATGCCATCGAAATAAGCAGAATTAAGTATGGATATTCCGTTAGATTTTTAACAAATAATGTAAAGAAAGAGCTGTTCGTTCGTTTTGACAACTACACCACTAGTAAAAAAAGAGATGTCTTTGAACATATAAATTTATATTTTTAAGCGGAAAGCGAGTGAAGAAGATGATTCCGAAGTTTAGAGCGTGGGATAAGCGAGAAAACACAATGAGAGATGTAGCTGTCTTACATTTTACTAAAGGTGGTAAGGTCAACAGTATCGAATATTGGAAGACACCTTCCGAATTGAAATCATATCATGTACGAAATTTAGTCCTCATGCAATCAACAGGGTTGAAAGATGAAAAAAGAAAAATGATTTTTGAAGGAGATATATTATTCGATAAGCATCATAATCCGCAAATAGGAGTAGTTGTATTTTATGAAGGAGCTTTTCAGCTTTTAGCTAACAATATGTATTATCCTTTGATTCAATTTGATGGTGATGTAGAAATTATCGGAAATATCCACGAGAACCCAGAACTATTGGAGGGAAATTAAATGCATGAACTAATAAAAGAAATTGAACGTCAACTTGAGATGGATCGTGTTGAAGAAGGAAATATGTCAGCAGAAGATGTTTTATACATCGTAAAAGGTTTTAAAAGACCATATCTAAACGAAAATCAGCAGATTGTTCTGGATTGGTTGAAAGAAAAATATACAGTCACAAATATTGAACCTATAGAATTGTTTTGGAGACTGAGAGTTAATTCTATAAAACCATACTATCGTGATAGACCTGTCTATAGAAGTTACAGATATATGTCAAAAACTGGGCAATTACAAGTTTTACAAGCATTTAGCCAGTGGGCCCTTGAACAGGAGGAAGAGTGATGTTCAAATGTGTGGCTGTAATAAATGATTCGACAGGTGAATTTGCATATATACTAAGCGACTATATTTCGAGATTCCCGTCAAAGGTACCTGTATATGCCAAAAATATTGAACGGTTAAAACAATATGGAGAATTTGGCGAGAACGAATTATATAAAGTGGAAACATGCGATGGTTTTTACCATATCGTAAGCTCAGAAAAATATTCGTTTATTTTCGATGAACAGGAGGAAACGGAATGAGTCTTGAAAAATGCAAATCATGTTCTGACTATTTCAAATGGGATGACGATGTTATTCAAGTAGACAATGATTATTATCATAAAGACTGTGTAACGTTATACCCAACTGGCTATTGCGCTTTCCTTTATGAGGACTACTTAGGAGAAACGGAAAATGATGATGGTGATATGGCTTTTAGTCTTTTGAGTAAGGGTGAGTATATAGATTTGGATGAGGAGGAAACGGAATGAAATACGAAATACCACTAAGTGAAGCGGGCATTCAAGCAATTATCAATGGTCGGGAAGTTAACATAGAACTTCCTGATGGTACTGAATTAGTCATCAGACAAAGTTATTTGAAAGATATGGCAGCTCCTGTATTAAATGATCGTTTTAACGTGACTGATTCTGTGGTAGAGAACCACTTAAAAAAATTTCGATCAAGTATAGACGACACTTTCAGATTAGGGAGTTGATTGACAATGAACAACAGGCACCGCAGAATAACAAAACTAAGAAAACAGGAACTGAATGTACTGAAGGCAAAGTTTGAAAGAGGATATGGAGTTTCAGCAGAGAAGTATATAAAGTTTTAAGTCAGTGTGTTGCCGATGCGAGTGAGGCTATTCGAAAGTTTGGAATTTCGATACTAGATATTAAATGGGAGGATACAGAATGAAGATTTATGTAGTAAAGTTTGGAAATCAATTTTACAGAAGTGATGAGCGTTACTGGCCGTTTGCTGTGAAGGTGGAGGAAGAATAATGGAAGATAAAAAATACACACTGAATGAAATAGTTGATCAATTAGTAGGACCAGTTAATCCTATAGCGGATTCAAGAGTAGATGAAGAGCGCAGTGAAAACTTAGATGAGCTTATAAGTTTGATTCACCATCTAGGCTTGCGGTTATTTAAAGTTACTAACAGCAATTTAGAGATGTATTCTAGCGCCAACGCTGTGATTAAAAAAGCTAAAGAAGCCTCTAGAGAGTTAGGGGAATTGTTTATAAAGGAGGATGAATAAATGACACCTAATTTCAGAATCGGATTTAAAAAAGGATTTAGAAAAGGGAGCGGTATTGCAATAATGATACTTGTAGCAAAAGCAGCCGTGAGCTATTTCGTGTATGGCAATGACATAACAAGCAGTGACCTCGTTTATTTCCTTTCATGCTCGTTTATTTTGGGATTAGGGCTATATTTAGGAGGTTCCAGCGTATGAGTTATCCAGAAGTTTATATCATAGGAAGGCAAGTTGATGGAGTGTATGTTGAGTACTTACATGGAGCAGAGAAAGCCGATTTATTTTTCGATTATACGATAGCTCGTGATGAAAGAAATCATATGAATAAAACCAATACAAAAGATGGCGAATGGAGAATTTTAAAATACGGGAGGCTAATTACATTGGAGTTTTAACTTATTGCAACTTTTTTACAATAACTAGCCGATTTTTTGCAAACAAAAAGCCAGCCGACCAATGGCTGACTAATGTGGTAGTTAGCACTTTTCCCAAGTAAAGTGCTAATAGTGCCAACAAATAAGGTTGACATTGTGTCTCTGGTGGAGACAGGAACTATCGATAACTGTTTTCCGCCAGTTATCATAGAAAAGGAGAAATTTATTTCAGAAATAAAATCCCCAAGAAAGTTAATATGATTATATCATGAGTAAATGTATTTGAAAATACTATCTCATAGTACGTATTGTAAAAAGTTTATTTAGTAGAAAAATAAAAAGCCGGATTCCTCCGGCTGTTGGTAATATTCTCGACACGAATATTATACCATAAACGGGGGAATCAAAGGATGGTACTTTTTGACGTAAAGAAATATGAAACACCAGATGCAAAGGACGTAGATATGGAACAAACAAAACATAATGTCAGTGTGTTCCTATCTGCCTATCTTGCTGCTAGATGTCGTGTTGGCCAGCCGAGGGAACCAAAAGTAACAGCTTCATTCTCTTTGGTTCCACCATCAACGGCCAATAACGTTTTCGAAGCCGAGCAAATGTTAATCCAGAAAGAAGAAGCCCAAGAAGAGTTTGATTACCTTCATAAGCTTTTTGTTAGAGGTTATTCTGCGATTCAGCATCCGCACAAACCAGATGTTACCGAGCGAAGAAAAAGAATCTTCTATGACCGTTATATCAACGGCAATCCGATCTATCTAGCAGCGCAACGGAATTGCATCAGCGAAGAATCAGTGAAACAAGAATCTAATATGATTATTGTTCAATTTGCTTCGGCACTGGAACTGGTTGCTTTTAAGTAGCCATTTATTACACTTTTTATACCTCTTTTATACACTTTATCTACACTTCATATACCTTTGAAACGGGTTATTATGATAGTGTCAAAAAAATAAGAAATGCGACACACTTACACAAATACATTAACGGAACGATTGCCTACTTATTTTTTTGATTTGAGATTACAAGGAAGTAAAAAAATCTACTTTCTTCGTTTAGTCACTTGTGATCTCATTTAGATTCTCTCGCAAACTGCAAATTATAAAACTAAAGAAGTGAGGTGGATTTCCTCTCTCTTTTTTCTACAGGTTTGCGAGAGTTAATGGAGCATAGCATAATCGGTAGAGCAGCGGTCTCCAAAACCGTTAGTATAGGTTCGAGTCCTATTGTTCCAGTAAGTGGCATAAGCTACTTAAATAATATAGATCGTCAATGAATGTTCGGACAAACAAATTGGCGCTACTACCTTTCACTAGGACTGCATTTATATGCAGTCCTTTTTGTTTTAATTGTAGTAGGGTTTTCATTTTGAAAGGGGAAATGTCAAATGGCAAAAGCAAAGAAAGAAGAAGTGCAGGAAACAAAGACTGCTAAAAAGAAACCAGCAGTTAAAGAAGTTGAGCAACCTGACAATGTGGAAGTAACTGAAGAACCTGTTGAAGCTAATGAAATTACAACAGGGACTATTAAAGTTGGTGACCTAACAATTAGTAATGAAGGTATTAAATACGAATCTACTAATGATGAAGCACCACAAACAATTGAACGCCAAACACCATTTGGGGTTGAGGTGTGGGATCCTATCGAAAAGCGCACCGTGTTGAAAGATGCCTAAGTATTGCCGCCAAGAAGGTTGCCGTACTCTATTAGAAAAGGGTAGCTACTGCGACGAGCATAAGCGAAAGAAGCGAGTGATCAAACGTTACTATTCTAAAAACAAATCATTCTACAAATCAGATGACTGGAAAAGCGTTGCTGATGCTGTCCGCTTTCGTGATAAGTATAAATGTACGATTTGTCATAAACCAGTGTTTGGTCGTGATTCACAAGTTGACCACATTAAACCAATTTGGTTGAATCCAAATTTAAGATTAGACATGAACAACTTGCGTTTAGTTTGTGCGACGTGTCATCCAAAAGTTGAATATCGACCAATGAACCAAAAAGAAATTGAAATGAAAAAAAATTATAATCCCGCAGATTATTTTTAAGCCCCCCTCTAAAAATTAAAATTATTTTTTTCTGTGGGGATAGGGTAGGGGGCAGTCACGCGTGTCGTTAGGTCAAAAATTTTAAAAATAAAAGGGGGGTGTATAAAAAAATGACCACAAAAGCGCAACGCAAAGCGATTATTGATGAAAAAGTTAATCACGAAAAAACGCGAATTTTAGAAATTATGCGCAAGTCTGATTTATACACTATTACTCTTGATCCATTGATTGAATCATACTTGGATATTTTTGAAGTTTACCAATACAAATACATGCTGTGGAAAGAAAAAGGATTTCCCGAAACCCAAAAAACAACAAACAAGGCTGGAGCTACTAACAATAGCAAGCATCCACTAGCGCAACAAGTCGAAGTTTGGGCCGATAAAAAAATGAAAGCATTGGATTTATTAGGATTGACCAATAAGTCAAAAACAGGCAGACAAATTACTGGTGGTTCAACAGCTAGAGCAGATGAAGAAATGAAACGGCCAGAAGAAAAGCCTGTAGATGAATTGGCAGAACATCGGAAAAAATGGCGTAAAAAGGCAGGGAATGAAACATGATTGAACCTGGTGTAAATTATGCTGATTTATTTGCGGAAGAAGTTCGAAAACATCCTAAGAAATATCCGAAAACGGTTCGTTTAGCAATAGATCGTTGGTATCGATGGAAGAAACGAAAAGATATTTGGTTTGATGTTGATCGTGCAAATGAAATGATGGACTGGGTAGAATCTTTTATTGTTCATACAAAAGGCGATATGGTAGGTAAACCATTTCTTTTAGAGCCATGGGAAAAATTCATTTATTCTTGGATTTATGGCTGGGTAAAAGAAAATGAAAAAGGGCAAGTAGTCCGTGTTACTCGTGAGGCATACGTACAAATACCAAAGAAAAATGGGAAAACATTAATAGCCGTAGGGGCGTTGGGATATGCTATGTATGGCGAAGGTGCCTTATCTGTCGATTGCTATGCATGTGCTTCTGATTTTGCGCAAGCTCAGTATGCTGCTAAGCCTTTTGCCGCTACTATCCTAAATAATCCAGTGCTATTAGATGGGACTAAAATATTTAAAGGTCCAAAAGGCACCGTTTCAAGTATTACGTATGACTATTTACATGGAGATATGGCTTATACAAATAAGTTTATTGTTCAGACAAAAAACATTGATAACATAGAAGGTTCCAATCCATATTTTGTTTTAAATGATGAGCTGCATAAACAAGAGAAAATGGAGCAGTACGATAACTTTAAATCTGCACAAATTTCATTGCCACAGCCGTTAATGTTTAATATTTCTACAGCTGGTAAAGGAAGTAGTTCGGTTGGTATTCGTGTTTATAAAGAAGCAAAAGAAGTTTTGAAGCGTGATGATAATGATTCAAACTTTGTTTTGATTTATGAACCAAATAAAGGATACGATTGGACAGATAAAAAAGTTTGGGAAATGTGCAATCCTAACTGGGGAATATCTGTTGATTTGTCTGCTTTAGAATCAGCCTTTAAAACTGCGCAACGTTCCGCTCACTCGAAAGCTGAATTTTTAACGAAGCATTTAGATGTGTTTGTGAATGGTGCAGATAATTTCTTTGAACAAGATCAAGTGGAACCGTGTTTGGTTCCCACAAATGAATTAGGAAACTTAAGTGGCGAGCCATGTTGGATTGGTTTGGACTTATCTAAAAGCCGAGATTTAACTTGTGTATCATTAAATTTTCCTACATGGGATGCCGAAGGAAAAGCGATACTCAAAGTAAAACAATTATATTTTATTCCTAGTGAAAATATTGATTTTCGAGAAAAGGAAGATAATGTGCCGTATTCTGAATTAGCAGAACAAGGATTTGTTGAATTTTGTGATGGTAAGTTAATTGACCAAGAACAAATATTTCATTTTATTGAAGATTGCATGGATTTTTATGATGTTCAACAAGTTAATTATGATCCAGCGATGAGTGACCGATTAGTTGAAAAATTGGAAAATTTAGGCTTGGAATGTGTGCAAGTTGATCAGTATGCAAGAGTATTGAACTCGCCGCTTGAAGATGCCGAGCGATTATTTTATGAGCAAAGGATTATGTTTGATAATCCTTTATTTTTGTATTGCGCTTTAAATGTGGTTGTCAAAATGGATTTTCAAGGCCGTAAAGTACCAAGTAAAAACCAGTCAAAGAGAAAGATCGATGGATTTGTTGCTTTCCTTTGTGCGCATAAGGAAACAATGGATCAAATGATTGATGTCAACGAAGATGATATGGATGAATATTTAGATTCTATCTATCGATAATAGAAAGGCGGTGAGATTTTGAAGCTAAGAGATAGACTTTCAAATGCTGTATATGGATTTTTGGAAAAGCGTGGCTGGATTGAAGATATTTATGGCAATGTAACAAGATATTCACAACGTTTTGTTAACGATTCTTCTATTATGGAATCGTCTGATGTTTATGAATTGGTACAAGATATTTCTAATCAAGTTGCACTAGCAGAGCCAGTAGTGATTGGCCCTGATGGCGAAGAAGTCAAAAACCATTTCTTGCTAAACATATTGAAAAATCCTAATGATTATTTAACTGGTTTTGAATTTGCAAAGCTTGAAACAAATACATTGTTAATCAATGGAGAAGCTTTTCCTATTACAGATAATGACCAGTTACATTTAGGATATGGTGTTCAAACGAAATTAGATGATCGTTTGATTGAAAAATTTTCAATGAATGGCCAACCAATACCAGGGAGTATGATTCGTCATATAAAAAATATTGGTGTGGATTCCTTAAAAGGTGCTGGAATTATTGATCTTGCAAAAAGCACGTTAGAAGGCGTTTTAAGTGCTGAAAAGGTTTTGACAGAAAAATATAAGAAAGGCGGCTTGCTCGCTTTCTTGTTAAAGCTGGATGCGCATATCAATCCAAATAACAGCGCTCAACAAAAGATAGTAAAAGCTATTTTAAATCAGTTGGAAGAAACGCAAGATAATGATAGTCATTCAGTTAAAATGATTCCTTTGGGCAAAGGATACTCAATTGATACTTTAAAAAGCCCAATTGATGATGCAGCTATTCTTAATTATTTGGGTGTTTACAAAAAAGACCTAGGAAAATTTTTAGGAATAGATGTAAATACTTATCAAGCATTAATGAGAACAGATATTGAAAAAGCAATGATGTATCTGCACAACAAAGCAATTAAACCAATATTAAAAAATAAGAGCGAGCATTACTCGGCTCTTTTTTTTGTACCTAATTCTGGTTATCGAGTGGAATGGAAAATTAATATTTTGGACTTTGTACCTTATTCCACCAAAACAAATATTGGGTACAACATTGTTCGAACAGGTATTACCAGTCCTGATAATGTGGCAGAAATGCTTGGTTTTCCTAGACAAAATACTGAAGCAACACAAGCCGTCTATATTTCAAATGATTTAACGGAAATCGGCAAAAAGAATGCTACCGATAATTCATTGACAACAGAGGATGACTTGAAGGGAGGTGGTAAGAATGAAGAAACAGGAAATTCGGACATTTGACATCACAAACCTTAAAACAAGAAGCGAAGAAGATAGTCAAACACAGATTGTTACTGGCTATGCGGCGGTGTTTAATAGTCCAACAGAATTATGGGAAGGCCTAAATGAAGTGATTAAGCCTGGAGCTTTCAGTCGTGCTTTGTCAAATTCTGATGTTCGTTGTTTATTCGATCATGACTGGGGCAAAGTATTAGGGCGCACAAGAAGTGGAACTTTGAAACTTGAAGAAGATGATAAGGGACTACGATTTGAAGTTGAGTTGCCCAATACAACCGTTGCCAATGACTTGATTCAATCAATGTCACGTGGGGACATTAATCAGTGTAGCTTTGGTTTTTATCCAACGGAAGAAACTTGGGATTATAGTTCAGACCCAGTTTTAAGAACTATCCATGAAGTCGAATTGTATGAAGTTTCTATTGTTTCTTTACCTGCTTATGAAGATACAGAAGCAGCACTATCAAGAAACAAACAAGAAATGAAGCAAGATATTAAAACTAGAAAAAAATTAATTGAAAAAATCAAAACAGCGCTTGAAGCGTAGGAGGAATTTATTATGAACAAAGAATTATTGCGTCAATTACAAGCTCGTCACGAGAAACGATTAAGTGATTTACAAGGCAAAATTGAATCTGGAGAAGTGCGTGAAGTAGATTTAGATTCAGTTAATGAAGAAATTGATGGTTTAATCGATGAATTAAAAGCCATTAAAGCTGAATTAGGGGATGATAATTCAGAATCTGGTGATGGTGAAGGCGATGACGGAACCGCTAAATCTGATAATACTGATGATGAAAATAAAGAAGATCGTGAGAAAGATACGAACGGAAACAACGATGATAAAAACGAAGAAAATCGTGGCGGCATGATTAGCCAAGAACAGCGTGATGGCTTGTTACGCACAATTCATGAAGGAATGGAGGCTAGAAATGCGATGTCTAATGAACAACGTGAAAAACAAATTCGTAAAGCATTTGCTGATTTTGTTATTGGTAATATTTCAGAAAGTGAAGCACGTGCATTAGGTATTGAAACAGGCAATGGTTCAGTGACAGTACCAGAAGTAATTGCATCCGAAGTGATTTCTTATGCTCAAGAAGAAAACTTATTGCGTAAATACGGAACAGTGATTCGCACGGCTGGCGATGTGAAATATCCAATTCTTGTGAAAAAAGCAGAGGCTAATGTAAACAAAAAAGAACGTACGACAGATATTGCTGAAACAGCGATTCAATTTGACGAAATTTTACTTGATCCAGCAGAATTTGATGCATTGGCAACTGTAACGAAAAAACTATTAAAAATGTCTGGTGTGCCAGTAGAAGATATTGTTGTAGAAGAATTGAAAAAAGCATATGTTCGCAAAGAAATTAATTATATGTTTAATGGCGACGATGCAGGAAATGAAAACCCAGGAGCTTTAGCTAAAAAAGCTGTTGCATTTGAAAAACCTGTAGATTTAACAGCTGCAGGTGCTGGTCAAAAATTATATGATGCATTGATTGAATTTAAAAATACACCAGTAACAGAAGTAATGAAAAAAGGTCGTTTTATTATTAATCGTGCAGCTTTAACTGCTATTGAAAAAATGAAAACAGATGATGGATTCCCATTGTTACGACCATTCACGCAAGCAGAAGGTGGTATTGGTTATCAATTAGTTGGTTATCCAGTTGATTGGACCGATGCAGCAGATAAAAAAGGTGAACCAGATACACCAGTATTATATTTTGGTGATTTTTCTGCTTTCAAAATTCAAGAAGTTATTGGAGCGTTAGAAATTCAAAAATTGGTTGAAAAATTCTCTGGAAAAAATCAAGTTGGTTTCCAAATTTACAACTTGTTAGATGGCCAATTAGTTTACTCACCATTCGAGCCAGCTGTTTATCGTTATGAAATTACAAAACCAGTAGGTGGTTAATGTGAATAACGAAGCTGAAACATTATCTTTAGAAGAAAAATTCAAAGCACATATTCATTTTGAAGAGGGGATGGATGATTCCATGCTCTCTTTTTATTTAAATATGGCAAAAAATTATGTAAAAACTGCAACTGGAGGGCAAGAAGAATATTTAATTTTGATGGTTGCTGGTATTGCTTATGAATATCGTGTTTCAGAAGATGAATTAGATAAGGCGTTGAATGCGATCACGCCATTTATCATCCAAGGAGTGATTCAACATGCCGAAGAGGCAGACGAATAGGTTTCGATGGAAAGCGGACTTGCTAAATGTAAAAGAAGAAACAGATTCGAACGATAAAGTAGTTACGACCTATAAACTTAATAGGCTTTTATGGTACGAAGATATTGGAGTAACTGCACAAGAAAAATATCTTTCACAGCAAGCCAAAACAGACGTTGTCAGACGGATTAAAGTGAGATTGGATAAATCTATCACAGAAAAGTTTAGCGCTGTTAGAATCGATTCTGTGACCTATAAAATCACTCGTATTTACACAAATATGGATAAACGAGAAATGGAGTTGAGTTTGGCTTATGTCGATTAGTTTTGAAAAATTGAGAATAACTCTGAAATCAGTAGGCGTACCTGTGACACGTGATAAAGCGGAAAAAGGAACGGACTATCCATATATTGTTTATTCAAATGTTAGTCAAGGTAAAAAAATGGCATCGTCTAAAGTGCATAGACGAATGCCCTACTATCAAATCTCTTTTTATACAACAGGTACTGAAAAGGATTTAATTGCTTTAGAAAATGCATTGGAGGAAGCTGGTATTCCTTACACTGATTTTGTAGGCATTCAAGGCGATGAAAATGATGATACTGTGACAAATTTTTACACATATGTGAGGTGTATTGAAGATGGAAAATAATAATGGTTTTGCAGATATGGCAGACTATTTAGGAAAGCTTTCGCAAGTAGATGCGACAAAATTATCAATAGAATCATTAACCGCTGCAGCTAATTTTTATATGGAAAAATTACTACCCAATATACCTAAATCGCTTCTAAAAAAGAAGCACATGGTTGATCAAGTGAAAGTAAATATTAAAGATAATGAAGTACAAGTAGCTTTTGAAGATACAGCTTTTTATTGGCGATTCGCTGAAAATGGAACAGTAAATCAAAAAGCGCAACATTTTGCCAGTGGAACATTTGAACAAAATAAAGATCAAATTGAAAAAATTATGACTCAACAAATATTAGATTTATGGAAAGGATGAGTAAATTGGGAAAACAAGATGTGTATTATTTTGAAGGCTTAGATGACATCTTAATTGCCATGATGACCACAAAAGATGCAGTAGGTACAGAACCAGCATTTGGCGAGGTTGTTCGTTTGCCAATAGCCACAAAATTGGGAATTAAAGGAAATGGAACAGCTTTAGAAAAATGGGCATCAAGTAAAATGTTCCGACGCGTAAGTCGTGAAACGAAACATGAAATTGCGCTAGATCATGTGGGCATTCCTATTGCGGTGATGGATGAAATAAAAGGATTAATCGCTCAAAGTGGAGTGACTTTTGGTAAAAACACTGCGCGAGAATTTCCTTATTTTGCCTTTGGGTTTATCGGAAATATTGAAAATGGTGGAAAAAAAGCTGTTTGGTATCCTAAAACGCAGTTATCAAATGTTATTGATGAAGAATACACTACTGCAGAAGATGAAACCAAAATTGATGATGTAACTGCTAACTTTGTTTCAACTGGTTTAACATACAATAATGTTATGTATTCAAGTTTTGATTCTAATCGGGATAGTGCTTCAATAGAACTATTTGAAAAATTTATCGCACAACCTGTTTATGACGAAGAACAATGGAAGAAACTAGCAGGTCCTTCACGTGGAGGTGGCAGTGAATAATGGCAAAATTAGCGGATTATGGGATTGTTATTTCAGATACACCCACAGTTACTATTCAAGGGCATCAGTTTCCCATTTTGTTAACGATGGAAACAATGGAGTATATTGCTGATGTTTATGATGATGACTATTCAAAATTTGAAGCAGATATGAATGAAATGATTAACAAGAGTGGTGGTCGTATTTCATCAAAAGATTTATCAGCTTCTGATTTAAAAATTATGCGTGCATTGATTTACGGCATGCTAAGAACTGGTGGATTGGAAGAAACGCCAGAAACCATTTTTAAGTTTTTAGGTATGAGTGCCACAATTGTTGAAATTTATGGTGCATGTATGGAAATATTTGCAAAGCAGAATTTTCAAGTTGAAGACTTAAAAAAATCCAAGAAGCCACAAGATTATCAAACTCCGAAAAAAAGGAAAAACAAAAAGAAAAAGCCTCAACGGAAATAGGAACGCCGTGGGCTTTTTATTTATATGTAGCTCTCACTCTTTTGGGATGGAGTGAGGACTTCTTTTTAAAAGCAACTCCCAACTTGTGGCTTAAGTCATATATTCAGTGGTTAGTAAGTAATACGGAGTTTGAACCACCCAGAAGTGTGACAATGGATAAAAGTCCTTGGTGGTAGGGAAGGAGCGCTAACGTGTCAAAACAAGAATCCGATGTTGTCTTAAATTTTAAGATGAATGGAGAAATAAACTATTCACGAACAATTAAAGACATTAATAAAGAAATGAACTTAGCGGCTACCGAGTACAAAAACCAGGTATCCGCAATGGATAAAAATGCAACTCAAACTGAAAAATTAACAGCTACAAAGAAAAAATTAGAAAAACAATTATCTTTAGCTGAACAAAGAACAAAATTATTACGTGAGGAATACGAAAAATCAGTAAAAGAAACTGGTGAATATTCAGAGCAATCACAAAAGCTGTATAAGCGTTTATTGGAATCCGAAACAGGTGAAAATAAACTGCGTTCTGCATTGCAAAGTACCAATGAAGCTTTGAAAGAGCAAGGTAATTTATCAATAAAAACAGCTGAAAAACTAGCCAAAATTGAAAAAGCTGGAAACAAAATTAAATCAGTTGGGCAAAAACTGTCTGTTGGATTAACAGCACCAATTATGGGAATTGGTGCTGCTTCTATTGCCGCATTCAAAGAATTAGATGAATGTTTGGATAATATAACAACAGCAACAGGGGCTACTGGTAGTCAGCTAGAATCTTTACAAGCCAGTTTTAAAACAGTAGCAGGTCAAATACCCGCGGATATGCAAGATATATCAACTGGTATTGGTGAAGTAAATACTCAATTTGGCTTAATGGATAAGCAATTGGAAGATACAACAGGCCGAATGCTTAAATTTTCAGAAATTAATGGCTCAGATGTTTCTCAATCAACTATTAATGCAAAAAAATCAATGGACCTTTTTAGGTTGTCTATTGAGGATTTGCCAATGATTTTAGATTCAGTATCTAAAACTAGCCAAGATACTGGAGTAGGGGTAGATCAGTTATTTGATGCCGTAAATAGAGGTGCGCCCCAACTCAAAGCTATGGGACTTGGTTTTTCTGAATCAACTATGTTAATAGGTCAAATGGAAAAAGCTGGTATTGATTCAGCAGGAACTCTTGGCTATTTGGCAAAAGCTAGTGTCGTATATGCGAAAGATAATAAAACCATGCAAGAAGGGCTTAGCGGAACTATTGAATCTATTAAAGGGGCCACAACTGAACAAGAAAAACTCACTATTGCTAGTGAAGTTTTTGGAACTAAAGCTGCTTCAAAAATGGTAGAAGCTATTGATAGCGGAGCGTTGTCAATGGATGGTTTAGCAGATTCAGCAAAAAACGCAGCTGGCACTGTGGATCAGACGTTTAGTGATATTCTTGATCCAATTGACCAAGCAAAGTTGGCACAAAATCAATTTAAAATAGCAATGGGTGAACTTGGAGAACAAGTACAAATAGCATTATTACCAGCATTTCAAGCTGCAACGGATGCAATAAAAAAAGTTTCAGAATGGTTTGGAAGTTTAACAGATAGTCAAAAGCAAACCATACTGAAAATAGCTGGTGTTGTGGCTGCTATCGGTCCAGTATTAGTAGTTTTAGGAACACTTGCTAGTTCCATTAGTAGTTTGATTCCAGTTATTGCTTTTATTGCGTCGCCAATTGGTTTAGTAATTGCGGCGGTTGCCGCTTGGGTAGCTGCAATCGTAGTTGCATATAATAAAATCGGTTGGTTTAGGGATTTTATCAATACCTCCTTTAAAGTAATTAAAGATATTGTGGTTGGTGTATTTAATGTTTTGAAAGATACGACAAAATCTACTTTTGATTTCATCACAGGATTTATTGGTGGTGCCATGGATGGGGCTGCAAAAATTATTGGCGATTATGTAAATGCAATTAAGCGTATTTTTGGCGGTATCGTTGATTTTGTAACGGGAGTATTTACTGGAGACTGGTCAAGAGCGTGGCAAGGTGTTGTTGACATTTTTGGTGGTATTTTTGAAGGTATCGCTGCAGTAGCTAAAGCTCCAATCAATGCCATGATTACGTTAATCAATGGATTTATTGGTGGATTAAATAATATAAAAATACCTAAATGGGTGCCAGGAATTGGCGGTAAAGGATTTCATATTGGAAAAATTCCTTATTTAGCAGAAGGTGGAACGATTCTAAATGGTCAAGCCATTGTTGGTGAAGCTGGTCCTGAACTATTAACCGCTAAAAACGGCAAGACAACAGTAACTCCATTGTCACCAGAAGAAAAAGCTCGTGGAATTGGTGGTGCTTTGAAAGGTGGCAACACTATTGAGCAACATGTTCATATTGGCCAAGTAGATGCAAATAATCCGAGTGAAATTAATCGTTTGAACAGGAAAATGTTTCAAGCGAATGTTTGGAATAATTTAGCGACAGGGGATGTGTAAAAATGGATAGATATACGCCTAATTTTGTATGGAAAGGAGCGAATGCTCTTATAGATTATGGTTTAATTATTGAATCTGAATTGCCTGAAATTGTCGCTAAACCAAGATATAACGAGATAACTATTGTAGGTAGTAACAGGGTATTGAATGAATGGTTTGGTGATTATGAACCGTTTGATTTCAAAATTAAAGACGTCAGTGTTAGTTATGACCGATTAGCGGAAGTGAAACGATGGCTTAGTGGCAAGTCAGAATTAATCACACATAATAATGAAAACCTGTATGTTAACGCGGTATGCAATGTTAGTAATGAAGTTGAATACACAAATGAGTGGGGAACTTTTTATACTTTTGAAATAAATTTTCGTTGTGAACCTCTAAAGAGAAAAGTAAATGAAGAATTTGTCAGTCTAAAAAAAGGAGAGAATGACATTACCAATCATGGGGATGAAATTTGCTTCCCTTTATTTGAAATTCAATCTACTGGCGGTGACATCAGTATTACTTGTGGTAAAAATACTTTGATTTTAATAAATACACCTGCTGGCTTGTTATCATTAGATAATGAACTAGCTGTTTGCTTACATGAGGGAAGAATTCAACGAACAAAAGGAAACTGGATACGAATGACACCAGGAACTAACAAAGTAAAGGTAACTGGAAGTGTTTCAAGTATAAAAATAAAGGTGAGGAGTGTATATTTTTGATTAATCCAATTTACATTTATGAAAAAGTACCAAAAGATTTATCCGAAAATGGCATCCCTCTATTAGATTGGGCTGATGACCCTGAAATAACTCGTTCATTGAATAGTGAATATTCTTTTTACGGTAATTATTCATTAGTCGGTGAAAATAAAGAATATTTAAAGAAAGGTTATTATATAAAAGCTTTAGTTTCTAATGATTCATGGCAGTATTTCAGAATAAAATCAGTTGATAAAAATTTACATTCTGTTTCAATCAAAGCTCTACATTTAGGGTATGAAGCAAATCGTAACTTTATTCAAATGGCATATACTGCGAATGGTACTGGTAATCAGATTATGGAAAACTTAAAAGCGAATTTAGCATTTAAGCAACCTTTTATCTATGAAAGTAATATCAATTCCAAACATCAATTTACCGCAAAAGAAGTAAATCCAATATCGGCTATTATTGGGCAAAATAACGGTAATGAAAATTTAACAGGTGTAACTTCTGGCGAACTAGATATGGATAACTACAGACTTATACTAAAAGACAGAATTGGTGAAGATAATGGTTTTAGAATAGATTTAGGTGTTAATTTAGAATCAATAAAAGAGACTGTGGATGACTTAAATGTATCCAACAGTCTCTATTTAATTGGTGGAACACCTGAAGATATTAATTATAACGAAGATCAAGAGCCAATAACCTTTGCTTTTTTAGAAACAAAAGGGGTAACCGATGAAAATAGACGTATTACTAGTAGGACCAATAGCGAATGTAAAACTGTAGAGGAATTAAAAAAATGGGGACAATCACTTTTTGACAAAGAACGAATCCATGAACCAAAAGTAACACATGAAATCAATATGGTTACTTTAGAAAATACTATAGAGTATCAAAAACTTTACGGTAAGATAATGAAATTGAATTTTGGGGACACTGTGTATTGCGATATTGAATACAACGGAATAACTGGAGTAAAAGAAAGAGTGACAGAGTGTACTTGGTTTCCTACTTTAGGTAAGTATAAAAATATCGTACTAGGAAACGAAATAAAATCTTACACAGATTCAGTAAATACTGCAGTTAATCAAATAACTAAAAAGCTTGAAGTAAAGAGTGAGGATTTACAGAATGCTATCGTGAACGCTACTCAATGGATAACAGGAACAAAAGGTGGCTATGTTCGTTTTCGTCCTAAAGATGCACCAGAAGAAATTTTAATTATGGACAGACCAAATGCGAATGATGCAAAAAAAGTATGGCGTTGGAACCTAGGAGGTCTTGGGTATTCAAATAGCGGTGTAAATGGACCATTTGAAACGGCAATTACTCAAGATGGCTCAATTGTTGCTAATTTTATTACAGCAGGAATTTTGACAGGGATTTTAGTACAAGGTGTGGCTTTAAAAACGTTAGATGATAAAGATTTCCAAGTTGTGGTTGAAGGTGGAAAGGTAGCATTTGAACGTAAAAGAGTAAGCACAGGCCTAAAAGATGTTCATGGTGAATTATTTGGTGACATTAAGGCTACGTATGATGGAAGTGGAAAAAAAGCTAATGGTTTCGCTGTTAGACAAAAACATGGTTACATTTTTTCGATCAATACGATTAGTAAAAATAATGAGGGGCAATCAGTTCCAATTATTCAAATACCAGCAGATGTTCATCCAGACAATAGGAAAGTGAATAGTTATGCTAGCTGGTCGCACAAAGGTAATTTCAGTGTTTCTAATGAAGTAGATATTAGTGGTATTTTAAAAGGAACTATTGGTAAATTCGATAAATTATATGTTGGAGGTAAAGAAGTTATACCAGGAAGCGGTACTGGTGGAACTGGTAGCGGTACACCTCCAGAATTGACTACTGAAAAAGAGAAAAACGCTTGGGCGGTTTGGCAGTTCTTAAAATCTAAAGGTTATAGCGAACAAGCAACTGCAGGTATTTTAGGAAATATGGAACAAGAATCTGGAATTATGCCAGACATTGACGAAGGCGGTGGCGGTCCTGGCTATGGTTTAGTTCAGTGGACATCACCTGTAGCTGGTGAAAGTGGTCGTGCATATGTTCAACGTTTATTGGCACAAGCTGGTATTAGTGGTGACTATCGAAACATTAATACGCAACTTCAATTACTGGACTGGCATATGCACAACGGACAGTATATTCCTACTTCTGCTTATCCATATTCCGTTGCACAATTTAAAGCATTAACAGATATAGGAACAGCTACAATGGCGTTTGAAGCCAACTTTGAGCGACCAGCAGTCACACATCCAGAGCGGATTGATATGGCGATTTACTGGTATAACAAATTGCATGGGTTGCAACCAAACAATCCAACGTGGATGAATCCTGTACGATCTAGCTATACGATTACGCAAGAGTGGGATCAAATTGGCTGGGGAACGAACGTTATTCATGGAGGAATTGATATTGCTTCAGTTCCTGCTGGAAGTACGCCCCCAGTTTATGTAGCACGTAATGGCACAGTAGAAACCGTTACTTATGACGGAACAGGTGGAAATTATGTAGTGATTAAGCACGATGATGGCTACTGGACCTATTACGGTCACTTAAATTCTGTTGATTTAGCTATAGGCGATAAAGTAACGACCAATTCACGCGTTGGAATAATGGGTTCCACTGGGCTTGCTAAAGGTATTCATCTTCATTTTGAAGTGTGGAAAGGCGCACAGTGGCAACGAATCAATCCACGTGATGTAATTAATTTTTAGAAAGGAGTGCACAAATGGTTAAATGGCAAGCAACGCTAAGTACAACCGAACCATACAACTATGTCGGGATTATTAATGTACGGCAAGGGAATAAGAACACAGAAGTATTACAAGTAAATATCGTAGAAAATGCTTTGCCACTTGATTTAACAGGTTGCGAAGTTTTTTTTGAATCGGTTATTGATAATAAATATCCAATTCAACGTTCAGCAAAAATTATAGATGCTAAAAAAGGAATTATTCAGTATACCTTTGATGAATATTCTATGCAGTCGTTACACAGACAAGAAGCTTATTTTAGTATTTACAAAGGCGACAATTTAATCGGTTCAACACAGAATTTCTCTTATTTTGTGGTGAATGCTGCTTCTAAAACAGAAGGTGAAATGGGTTCTTATTGGCAGTCCATTGAAGATTTAATCGCGGACATGAACGCTTTTATCAACGAAAATAAGGGTGATTTTACTGATTGGATGAATGCTAGAAAAGAAGAGTTCGAAGCGTGGCGAGATGCGCAAAAAACAGATTTCACTTCATGGTTCGAATCAATCAAAGATATTTTAAAAACGATTGATCCTGGCGGTACGATGTTAGCCGAGCTAATGGATGCACGTGTAGACATTCAAGGAGTGCGCCATAATTCAATTTCTGAACGTTTATTGGCAGATATGGAATATTTGTATCAGAAATTAGAGAAACGCTTATATACGTTAGAATATGGCGAAATAAGTGACTTGATTATTTTACAAGATGATGCTTTTTCACTGAATCATGAAACAGAAATTGTTGGAACAGTTGATTATCCTGCGATCGATGGGGCATTGGTTATCGCAACAGTTGATGATACAAAACAGAACGCTTATGTGTTTGAAAAAGTGGGTGAAATAAGTGGTTAAAGCAAAACGAATGATGGAAACCGATGAAAATGGCGTGGAACGTCAGTTTTATCCTATTACACATGCATCCGCTGTTCGAGGATTAGAAAAAATTATTGCGGGTCAATCAAAAGTATTATCTGTTAATGGATATACTGGGGCAGTAATTATCACTAAAGCAGATCTAGGCTTAGAAAATGCACTGACAGAACTTCCTTATGCGACAGAAGAAACAGACGGTATTATCACTGCTGAAATGTTTCAACGGTTGTCAAATGGCGAGGGAGGCGTGTACATTCTTCCAATCGCTACCGCAGATGAACTGGGCGGAATAAAGGTTGGCCAACTGTTAGAAATTACAGAAGACGGAACGTTGTCTGCGGTAAAGCAAACAGATCAAAATTTCACCACTGAACTAAAATCGAAACTGGAAGAGTTGAAAGGTTATACTGCTGGAGCGAATATTTCTATTTCAGAAGATGGTGTTATTTCAGCAACTGGTGGTGGCGATGGCGGCGGAGTGAATCAACAATATGTTGACCAAAAAGTTCAAGAAGCCATTGACAGAATACCTGATATTACGTTTGAGAGAGTAGGGGAAGTTGAATGACAGATATTGTTAAAGTAAAACAAGGAGGAACACAGGTATTTCCTCAAACACATTGGAATGCTGTGGAAGGGAAACCAGAAGTATTGAAAGGTGAAAAGGGAGACCCAGGTCCACAAGGTCCAAAAGGAGATAAAGGAGACGTTGGTCCGCAAGGTCCAGCAGGGCAAAATGCAACAACGACAGACGTTGCAACCTCAATAAAAAATGGCTTGATGTCTAAAGAAGATAAAACAAAGCTAGATGGATTGCCAGCAATTACGTTTGAAAAGGTAGGGGAAGTGTAATGACAACAGATATTGTTCAATTAAAAGAAAAAGGAAAACCAGTCTATCTTAAAACACATACTGCCGCAATTGATGGGCTTGAATCTTATATAAAAAAAATAGATGCGGACAAAGCATATCAAAAAATTACCAAAAAAGAACCGTTGTGGACAGGTGCATGGTATGGCGGAGCTGCAGGAAATGGGCAAGTACCTTCTAAGTCTCTTTCACAGTGTGAGAATGGTTGGATTTTACAATGGCAAGAATATACCAAAGAAGGAGCTTTGAACGGTGCGTGTTATCACTTTTTCTTAGTGCCTAAACAGCATGCGCAGAATCCAGGTTCTGGGGGAGTTATTTTCCTTTTACATGGATACTATACTAATTTAGTACGGAAATATTTATATATTAAGGATACTAAAATTACTGGAAACGACTTAAATGCCTCTTCTAGTGATACGGCTGGTTCAGGCAGTAAAATGTTTGCGTTAAGTGCGATTTATGAATACTAGGAGGAAAGAGAACATGAAAATTTGGATTGATGATATTCAAGGTTATTTAGACGGATATTCCACAATGGAACAACCGAATAAAATTGAACTTGAAGTAGAAAAAGAGCCAACAGATTTTTTTAATTATCGCTGGGACGGAACAAGCTTAATATACGATCCTGATAATGTGCCAGAACCAGAGCCAACGCCACCTACGGAATTGGAACTTTTACAAAAGCAAAATGCGGAATTAATGAAGCAAGTTTCTCAGCAGAATCAAGTTATTCAACAAACACAAAGAATGACTGGCGAATTGATGAAACAAGTCGCTGAACTTACGAAAGGAGCGGAATAAGATGAAAACGAATGCTTTTCCAGGTTTCGATAATATTAAACAGTTGTATGATTGGAATTGTTATACAAAACAAGATTTAGTAGATTACGTGAATATGAATTGCTTAACAAAAGAAGAATACACAAAAATTTGTGGGGAACCGTTTAGCGAAAGCTAAGCGGTTTTTCTTGTAAGTAGAAAGTAGGTGCAGGATGAACTTAACAGTAGAACAATGGTTAGCAGTGATTACATTCTTAGGCGGAATTATTTTCGCATTAATGAAATTTTATCATGTCTTTTCTCAATTAGAAGATAGCATGAAAGAACTAAAGGAAGCTGTTGAACGTTTAAATAACCATGAAATACGCATTAGCCGATTGGAAGAGCAAAATAAAACCCTCTTTAGAGGGATTGGAGGAAATAAAAATGATTAATTGGAAATCAAGAATAAAGAACAAACAATTTTGGCTTTCGATTATTCCAGCAGTTCTATTATTAATTCAAGTAGTAGCCGTTCCTTTTGGATATAAATTTCAAATTGAAATGATTAATAAGCAACTGCTAGATGTTGTTAATGTATTATTTGTTGTGCTAACTATTCTAGGTATTGTGACAGATCCCACAACACCTGGATTATCAGATAGGAAAGGAGATAAATAAATGAAAAAGAAACTATTGGCAACATTACTGGTAGTCTTATTTTTTGTATCACCAGTTAGCACATTTGCTGCAAAAGGAGACCAAGGCGTTGATTTGTCTATTTGGAATGGGTATCAAGCAACATTTGGTTATGCACATGATAAATTCTCAATTTCACAAATTGGTGGGCAAAACAACTATGGGATTTATGATCAAGTTACTTATTCTAGTCAAGTAGCTAGTACGATTGCTCAAGGTAAACGAGCGCATACGTATGTATGGTGGCAAAATGTTCTTACCTATGAAAATGCAAAGCAAGTATTAGATTACTTTTTACCTAAAGTTCAAACACCAAAGGGATCAATTGTCGCCTTAGATGCGGAAGACGGCATTCAATCGACGGATGTAACGCTATGGGCGTTAGACTACATCAAAGAGGCTGGATATACACCGATGCTTTACGGATACAAAGGGTATCTTACTTCAGCTTATGATCTATCACGAATTGCAAAGAAGTATCAATTATGGATGGCAGAATATCCAGATTATGAAGTGACACCTTATCCAAATTACAATTATTTTCCTTCATTTGAAAATATCGGTATTTTTCAGTTCACGTCAACCTACGTTGCAGGAGGGCTAGATGGTAACGTTGATTTAACAGGTATTACCGATAATGGTTATACAAAAAATAACCAACCAGAAACAAACACACCAGCTATTGAAGAAGGTAAAGAAGTTGAAAAAACACCTACTTCTGCAGTAAAAGTTGGTGATACCGTCAAAGTAAAATTTAATGTAGATGCTTGGGCAACTGGCGAAGCTATTCCAGATTGGGTAAAAGGAAACAGCTATAAAGTGCAAGAAGTAACTGGAAGCAGAGTATTGCTAGAAGGTATCTTGTCATGGATTAGCAAAGGCGATATTGAATTATTGCCAGATGCGGCAACTGTTCCTCATAAACAACCAGAAGCGACTCATGTGGTACAATATGGCGAAACATTATCAAGCATTGCTTATCAATACGGAACAAACTATCAAACATTGGCTGCATTAAATGGATTGACAAATCCAAATCTTATTTACCCTGGCCAAATTTTGAAAGTAAATGGATCAGTAGTAAGCAACATTTACACAGTTCAATACGGTGATAATTTATCAAGTATTGCAGCTAAGCTTGGTACGACTTATCAAACCTTAGCTGCATTAAACGGATTAGCAAATCCTAACTTGATTTATCCTGGTCAAAATTTAAATTACTAAAAATAGCCCCTCTTAAATGAGGGGACGTACATAAATTACTCTTTATATATTATGAGCTTCTGATTCAAGCAGAGCGTGTATATGTTACAGTCGAGACAAATAATGGTAAATATGATAATATCTGGATAACTGGATATTAGAAGTAGTGAATTGAGCTCCTTTCATCAAGGGTTTTTCTTTTGTCGGAGATGTATTATTATTATTTAATTCATAACATAACTATTATTGACTTCTGAATCATTTTAAGAGATAATTTTTTTAACCGTTATTGAAAGGTTGTAGATGATGATTAAGTATATAGGTTTTCACGGGACCAATAAAAATTGTTTCATGAAAATAAAAAAGAATGGCTTTAAAACTAGAAAAAATTACAAAACGATCCCTTGTGACTTAGGTAACGGGGTATATTTTTTTGTAAAAAGAAGTGAGCTTGATGATCCTCGCGAAAATGCACTAAAGTATGTAAATAGATATAAAAAAGATTATGAAAATAGATTAGTTTTAAAAGCAGAAATAAATTTAGAAGACGAGAAACTTTTAGACTTAAACGATCCGGATAATGCAGAACTTTTTTCGGTATTTAAAGAAGAAAATTTCAAAAACATAGAAGAAGAATTGAATAAGTACGTCAAAAACAATTCATATAATAGAGGCAATTTTGATGGTATAGTAATAGAGTTGCTCTTAAAAACAATAAGTATAGAAGTAGATGCAATTTTGAAAGATACATATACTTCATTTGACCCTTTAAAAGAATATAAACGTTCTAACTTTCAAAATGGTAGAGAACTATGTGTACGTAATTGCGATTTAATAAAGATAAAAAATGTGTGCTAAAAATTGGTACTTATGTTAATATTATATTGAAGGAAGGGTGATTAGTATGAGTATTAAACTATCTAATTATTTATCAAAAGATAATCTAAAACTTTCTCGGAACGAAATTGATGAATTCTTGGCTGAGTATTTTTGTCAAGATGATAATTCCCATAAAAGCTTAGTGTCTATTTTAAGCGTTATGAAAGTCACTAACAAAAAAGACATTGGTTACGAAAAAAACAAACTATTTGAAGATACTCCCGAAACATACGACAACAACTATTACAAAGATTACGTAGGGTTAAAATTTGTTGGAGATGAATTCTATGTAAGTAAAGAGATAGCTATGGATGAGGTAGCATAATGGCAAAAATAGCTTTTAAAGAATATTATTTAGACAAAATAACCTATAAAGAAAATGAAAACTATAATCAAGAGAGTGAAAATCCTCTTAAAATCAGTACAAATTTTAACTCTGATATTCTTTTTTCAAAAGATAACGTTTTAGTATCGATAGAAGCAGAACTAGGCGATTTTGATGATGAGGACTGTCCATTTAAACTAGAGGTAAGTTTAAATGGTTACTTTAAATATACTGTAGATAAAGATGATTCTAAAGACGTTGAACAATTAAAACAATTAGTTACACAAAATGCTTTAGCGATTCTATATCCATATTTAAGAAATGTAGTATCTGATGTTACATTAAAATCAAATAGATTTCCAGCTTATATTTTGCCAGTAATGAATATAGCAGAGTTAATGAAACAAAATGACTCTATTAAAATATATGATATTGGAGATTTAAAAAGCAAAGATTAGAATAAGCCTACTTCTCAATTTTGAGAAGTAGGCTTATTCTTTATGGAATTTTATTTAGATTAATGAATGATATCATCATATTACAGTTGATGTATTTCTTAAATATATTTGCGTTTTAAGATTACTCCTTGATAAACAGAACAAACGTTCGTATAATATTTCTGATAGGAGAGTGTATCAGATGGTGAGACGAACTAAAAAAGAGTTTAAACCTTACAACGATTATGTTGACCGTCCTTTTGAATTAAAGTGGCCAACGGCGTTTCCGTTAGGCGAATTAACAGAAGCAATTAAAAATACAGACGAATACCACGCCCGAAACATCGAGCGATTACCCCAACAATCCCAAAAGCAAATAGAATATTTTTTAGATCGTTCCATTAAGCAAAATAAAGTGTTAGAGATCCAATTGAATTCGTTAGATGAATATGATCGCGTAAAACCACACGTTTGCGGTGTTTTTCGGGGAATGGCAGAATTCGACGTTGCTTTGATTGGAGAAAATGAGGTGGATTTTTATGATATTAGAAACATTCAGATTCATAATTTCACGAAATGGAGCGAAGAGCATATACCTGAATAAAATCCATTTGAGGAAGAAACAGAACGTTGCGAGACAATAGATGAATTTGTAGACGAATATTTCGCTGATGAATGGATAGAATAATTAGAAATGTAAAAGCTCTACTTCTCAATCACGGGAAGTAGGGCCTTTTTTGTTTATTCGGTATAATTTATATATCTATTCGCTTGCCTTTTTTAATTTTTTGATGTAGATTTTATCTTGTTGTTATAGTCTATTTTGCTAATTTGAATTAAAATGATATTACGCAAACCCTTGTGAGTTCTAGTCTGTCTAAATATGGTGTTGCAGAAAAATTACACCGTGAAACTAAATAATTTATTTAGATAGAGCCTAGAATCCTTGTTGTGTAAGGGTCTAGGCTTTTTATCTTTTGATTCATTACATGTTCATTTGTAGATGGAATGTAGAGGGAGGATTACCCAAGTTTGGCTGAAGGGGACGGTCTCGAAAACCGTTAGGCGAGTAACATCGTGCAAGGGTTCGAATCCCTTATCCTCCGTACTGAGAAGCAGTTGAGTTATTAGTTGCAAATAAAACGACAGAGACGTACACTTAAAGTAGAAAAATACTTAAGAAGAGGTGTCTATTATGTCAAACTATGAAGAAAAAGAAGCGCAAGCATTAGTAAAAATTGCCGACGTTTTGAACAAATTGGATGCAAGTTTAGAAGAGTTGAGCTCGCTAGATGAGGATACAAAAAAACATAGTATGAAGAAATGGATTGTTGAAAAAAAAGCCATTCATGAGATTAAAAAAATTGCACACGAAGCTGGTAAGTATGACAAGTATGATGAAAAAGAATTAGAAAAAGAAATGGATCTGTTGGAAAAGTTTATGTAAAAAAGCGCTAGCTTTTGTTCAACAGTTATTTAATTTTGAGTCTAGAATTAATCGTTTTGATTTTTTCTAGGCTTATTTTTTATGAAGTAAGCAAATCGTATCGGGAGAGGTATTGAATTAAGAAATAAAGCATGTATTGATTCAGAAAAAAAGTTGTAGTAAAATGTTCGTCACAACTACTTTTCTTCTGATTTCATAGAAGGAAAAGTTGGAATAATGAATTGAGAAGAGTCGATTTTTAGGAGATGATTTTAGGTGACTTTTTATCAATTATTGCAGTTAGATCCATTTATTTTAAAACAAAAAATTCATCAAGCGGATACTAAAAAACAGCGGAGATATTTTTGGCGCGCCTTGTTAATAAGGGATATCTTATTAGTTTCGTTTGCGATTTTATGGGTGTCGACGATTACTTTTTTCTTTGGAAAAGCTGTAGCGCCTTTTTCAATTGTATTATTTTGTTTGCTGTTGAGTATCCGTTTCGTCTCATATGGCTACAGGGAAAAACAGGCCTTGCTTAGTTTAGGAATCGTGTTAACAATTCTAGGTGTTAGTCCATTAATTTCACTGATTTCTGTATCATTTTTACAATTGGGCCTTCATTTTATCTGCTTGCTGGCATTGTTTTTCTTAACTGGTAAAAACCCTAAAATGGGTAATCCTGGCTTGTATACGTTCTCCTACTTATATTTAGTTGGCACGGTTCACTATCAATCGTTTCAGCAATTAGAACAAACTTTCTTTGTATTAGTGTTTGCTTATCTACTTTTAGCTTTTGTTTATCATGTGAAACATAAAAAATTGGATCAAGAGATTACTTTTATACAGATGGTTACAGAAAATGGTTTTTTTAATCAAAGAAATATTTGGTTTGGTTATTACGCTTTAGGCATTAGCTTATTACTTTTTATAGGAACGCACCTTCAGATTGACCGCTTTATGTGGGCAACATTTGCTAGTTCGTCATTATTTTCTGGGTATGATACGTTTAAATTGTCTGAACGAGCAAAAGAACGAATAATAGGGGTCGTTATTGGTTCTCTAGTATCGGCTATCTTGTTATTTTATATACCAACGAACCTACTTGGTATTTTAGGAGGACTTTGTTTAGGCTTATGCACATCTTATAAAAGTAAAACGATTTTTAATTGTGTTGGTGCTATCATGGCAGCTTCTATGATATTTGGGCTAGAAACAAGTCTTTACTTAAGAATTTTGTTAAATATGTTGGGGCTAGCTTACGGTTTGCTTTATCATTTTGTCTTTGTAAAAACTATGTCCTATTGCAATCGCAAGGAGTGGCTGAAATTGTCTGAATAAAAGGAGCCTAACATTCTTTCTTGAAAGAATGTTAGGCTCCTTAGACATTTTTGTGTATATTCCATATATGCTATTAATCAATGACCAACTGCTATATCAAATGTCGCAATTTTTGCTGAGCCAGTAGGTACAAGGTCTAGTTCCACTTCGTCAAAACTATTGCCATCAACTGGTATCCCAAAGTAAATTGTAGATGTTCCAGTTCTACCTTGAGAAACATAATCTTGACCATTTTGCTGATTAAATGATTGTAAAGCTTTTCCATCCTTAGAATATGCTTGGAAATAATTAGAGTGGGGTAAAAAGGGTTCTTCCATAGCAATATTGGTATAATCAAAAGTCACTGCCATCATTTTGCTAGTATCATAATCTTCTAGATTAATCATATAATCTGGAAATGCAGATTGATTAGTAGAAACTTTCGTAAGTTTAATTTTTCCAACTTTTTTAGAATTTGAATATAGATCAACGTCTTCATTTAAACCATATTTTTTTTCTTCCTTTTTTTGTTTGGAATCTACTTTGGATTCCTGGCTTTTTTTATTTTCATCAGTATTTCCTGTTTTTAAAGAATCATTTTCTTTTTTTAGACTAGAAATAGTTGTTTCTAGTTTTTGCACTTTAGTAGAATCATTATTAGAACAACCTGCTAAAATACCAAGAGATATTAATGTTATGCTTAACAAATACATTTTTTTCATTTGAAAACTCCTCATTTCTGTTATAATATTTTTGTAAACTAAATCTCGAAATACTTTTTTGAGTCCGTGGTCCCCACATGGACTTTTCTTTTTTTATAGACTATTATCTATTAGTATACCTAAATTTCTATTTAATTCGTAATGACTGACCAGGATAAAAAACAGAAGTTTCAATGCCTGGATTTAATGCTAATAATTCTTCTAAGGTTAAACCATTTCTTTCGGCTAACTGTCGCCCACCTTCACCACTTCGTACCGTATCGTATATAGGTTGGTCTGATTTAGAATTTTGTATTTGTTCACGAGAATCAGAGTTTTGTGGTGGTTGCTGTTCAGATTGTTCAAAAACTTGTTGAGTTTGATTATTTCTTTCAATTAATTGTTCCAACGTAATATTACCTAGATAAGTGTATATTTGTCCATTAACAGTTAAAGTACCATCATTATTTTTCGTTACTGTTCGGGGCGTATTATTCAAAAGAAACGTCATTATTTGATTACCATTCTCATCCACAGAAAAACTTACATTTTGAAGAGGAACATTCGATTGAGTTATGCTAGTGAGTGTTCCGTCAGCATTTATAAAAAATAAGTTATCACTTTGAGGAATACCCCAACCGCCTATAAAATCAGCTAAGCTAACTTGTGGTAGCGGTTCTTTAGTAGTAGATGAAGAGGTAGATTGGTTTGTTTCAGATGAGACGTTTTGATAATTAGAGCTGGTTTCTTCCGTTTTATCTTTTTGAGTAGAAGAATCAATACTTTTCTTTGTGTAAGGTTTCAAAACTAGTTTTGTTTGGTTATCAGAATTGTTTGTCTTAGTAGGAGTGAAAAGTAGATCTTGCTTTTCTTTTTTTATCTTGTAAGCTACTTCTTTTCCTTCATTTTCCCAACGAATTTGATTGTTTTTTAGATGGTATTTGACTTTGTATTCTATTTTATTTGCAATTTGTTTACCTAATTCTTCGCCTGCTTTTTCCAACTCATTTTTTGCAGTTGATGTGTGTTCATCTGTATTGATTTTGAAAGTAGCGGTATCTTCGCTGAATGATACAATCATTACTACTTCATCAACGTTGGAGTTTACGGCCCACTCGTTTGCCATCAGCTCTTTTGTGGTCACTTTATTTCTGCAAGAAGTAAGGGTCAGTAAGGATAAAAAAACAATCAACCCCAGCAAACTTTTTTTCAT